TCTTCCTGCGAGGCGTTCTGCTGAATCTGGGCGTTGACCACAGCAGCGGTCGACTCGACCGTGTCCTGCAACGCCTGGTTGATCTCGTCCACCGACGAAGCGCCAGGAGCCAGCGCCTCGAACAGGCTCTGGAACGAGTCGCGCAGGTCACGCTGCGCCGACGGCACATCGAACGCGCCGGCCAGGTAGTCGTCGATCTCCTGCGACAGCGCAGCGATGGCCTCCTCGGTCATCCCTGCCGCTTCGCCGGTGGCGGCCAGCGCCTCCTCAAAGTCACGCTGCGCGCTGTTGGCGTCCCGGTAGGCGTTGCGCTGGTTCTCGACTGCTCGCACAAGGTTCGTGACGGCGGCGGCCTGCTGCTCGATCTCCGGGTTGTGGAGGTCGTTGTCGCCGATCACTGACTCCGCCTCGGACCTCGCCTGCGTCAACTCGGCCCATGCGTCCCGTTCGCCACGGATCGCCCCGACGATCGTGTCCGCCGAGATGCCGAGATCCTGGTAGTTCTTGATCTGACCGTCCGTCGCTAGGACGTTCGCCAAAGCTGCGTTCGTGGCCCCCTCGAGCCCCTCGGCCTCGGCCTTCAACGCGTCCACGAAGTTCTGAACCCGTGCAGCCTGCTCCTTCGACCTGGTGTACGAGGCGATCGCTGCACCGGCCGCGACCGCACCGACCGCAACCGCAGCGAACCCCGCCCCACCAACGGCCAGCAACGCCAGGCGGGCACGAAGTACCAGCGTCGTGTTGCCAAGCGTCGTGAATAGGCCGTTTAGCTTCAACGCCTGACCGCCGAGGAACGTCAGCGCACCGGCCGCGGTGAGCCCGATCGCACCGAACGTCGCCACCTTCCCAATCAGTTGTTGGGCCTCTGGGTTCAGCGACTTCAGCGTGTTCGACAGCCCCTCGACCGGTGCGGCCAGCGACGAGAACGCCTCAGCAGCTCCGGTGCCGACCGTCTCAGCGATATCGCCAAGGTTGTTCTGCAAGCGAGCCAACTGGCCGCTCAGTGTCCGACCCTCCTGTGCAGCGAACCCCCCAGCGTTGTCCCGCAGCGCGTCCATGACCGCCGAGAACCGATCCGCGGCGTAGGCGTTCTCGTCGAGCAGGACACCGTTTCGTTGAAGCGCCCCACGCTGCCCGGACACCGCCTTGCCGACCTGCTTGGCCGCGTCGACCAGGTCAACGTTGAACTTGCTGGCGTAGTCCTGCACCAGCGGCGCCAACTGGAGGATCTGCTGCTCCGTCAGGTGGAACGTGCCCAGCATGGCCTGCATGGACACAGTCGCCTCGTCGCCGTACTTCGTGGTCTGCTGCAACGCAGACGCCTGCTCGAGGAACGCGTCAGTGGACGCACCCGCCAACTCAGGGATGTTGGCAATGGTGTTCTGGAGCTCTAGCTGCGACCGGGTCTGCACCTCCGCCGCCTGCGCCGCCTTCGCCAAGCCCGCCAGTGCCACGACACCGAACGTGGTCATGGCGATACCGGCCGAGGTCATCACCCGCGAGTACTGCTGGGCGGAGGTCTCCGCCTGACCCAACGACCGACGCGACGCCGCACCGACCTTGGCAAACTCACGCTCGGCCTGAGCACCATTCGCCGTGATCAGGATACGGAGCGAGTCAGTCATGCCAGCCATGCAGTCACTCTCCGTTCACACGTTCATAGACGACCGACCGCCACAACAGATCCAGGTCACCCACCAGACACGCCCGCACATCGGCCGGCGTCCATTGGAAGAACTGGCAGAACACCGCCACGTAGTCGTCTACGCAGCCGAGTCTTTTGGGGCCCGCTTCACCTCGTAGGAACCCACCGCGGCGACGGCCTCCTCGACCTTCAACTTGCCCGCCTTCGCCTTCGCGTCCGCCCGGCGCATGTTGTGCCGATGCTGCAGGCACGCGGTGATGATCGCCTGGCACTCACGGGCCGAGTTCACCGGGTTCAGGAACGCCCACGACTGGCCGGTCAGCTCCTCCACCGTGGCCGCTTCCGCCAGGTCGAGGCTGTCCTGCGTGAAGGTCTCGCCGTCGTAGTCGATCTTCCACTTCTGCTCGGTGGTGCCGTGCGCGAACCGCTCGCGAACTGCCTCAAGGATGTCCACCAGTTGTCCGTCGTAGAGCCCGGACTTGATGGCCTCGACCACCTCGTCTGCGGGGACGTCAGGGGTCGGTTCGTTGGTTTCGTCCATGAGTGCGCTGCCTCTCGTTGTTGGTTTCAGGTGAACTGGCGGGCGATGTGTGACCGCACGGCGGCCTTGATGATCCGCTCGGACTGTGCGATGACCACTGGCTCGGCGCGTTCGTGGAACCCCTTGCCCTTGGTTCCCGGGTGCTGCACCGGCTGGGTGCGCAGACCGCCGTCGGCGAACCGGAGCGCCTTCTTGCGGCGGGGGGCGATCTGGTGCGGTCGCGTATCCCGCTCGACCAGGTGAACGGCGCCGGTGTACTTCAGGGTGCCGACCACCGTCTGATAGCCGCGGACGTTGTAGCGGACCCCCCACCGTCCGCCGGACTTGCCGACGCCTCGGAGCTTCCCGCCCGGAGGCAGACCGGCAGCGACCGCAGATGCCACCATCACCTGCTTGCCGGCGAGGCACGCCTGCTCCACGCCGACCCGGTTCGCGCGGCTGATCCCACGACCAGCCGACACGAACCGGGACGCCAACTGATCCGCAGAGGCAGCCAACCGTCAGCCGCCCACCTTCGTGACCAGCGAAGCGGCCTTGAAGTTCCCCGCCACCGACACCGCACCGCCAACATCCAGGTCCACGGAGAAGTCGAACAGCGCCGTCCCGAACCAGTACGGCCCCGTGTTCGACGGGGTCTTGGGGTACCAGTAGAAGTTCCGGGCCGCGCCGTCACGGGCAGCCGTGTAGGTCTGCGCGGTGGCGTCGTCGTAGAACCCGCTGAAGCTGCCCTGGCAGTCCGGCAGGCCCGACACGTACACCTTGTTCGTGTCGCCCATTGCGGACACCTCGGTGTCGTCGGTCGAAAAGTCGATCGACATCTTGCTGATGTAGGCGATCGGCTCCGCCGCGGCGGACGACGACGCGACCCCCACGTAGAGCCGGCCGGTGGTACCAGCGATCCGTCCCATTGCACTCTCCTTGAATCAGTTGGAGGGGTGCGCTGGCCCCGGGTTGTGTCAGGTGAACTGCTGCAACAGCAAGGCGGCGTGCCGGTCGAACGTGCGGTCCGCGACCGCCGCCTGCGCCTCCCGCGTCACCTGCTCGCGGGCTTCCGGGTGGGCGAGCCACCAACGGACTTTGTCGCCGAGATCCCCCGGCGAGCCGAACGTCGGGACCATCGGCAGAACGTCACGGTTCTCGCCGCGCTCCTCGGTCAGGTAGAAGGTGCCGCACGCTGCGAGCTCCACCTCACGGGGGCCCATCGCCCACCCTTCGGCGTCGCACCCGTCCTGTGCCTCGGCCCGGTACAGGTTGGCGGACACCTGCGTGCCACGGTAGAGGTCGGCGGTTTGCTCGTTCGCCAGGCACTCGGTGTTGTCGTGCATCAGGAGCGGGTGCAGCGGCGACGACTCAGTGACGTCCTGCCAGTTGCCGGCGAACACCGCGTCAATGCCCGACCAGTCGACCGCCTCGAAGAACCGCTGTCTCGACGGGTAGCCGGTCCCGACGAAGCAGAACTCGGCTTTGGTGTCCGACGTGCCCGGGTGGTGGATGGCGGGGTCGTAGGCGTGCGGGACGTACAGGGTGCCGGTTGGATAGTCGCCGATGTTGGTCGGGTCGTTCAGAACATTCAGGTCGACCCGGTCAGCGAGCTTGAGCTGGCGTTGCTCCTCGTAGGGGGACTCGGTGTGCAACATGACGACCTTGTGGCCACGGTCGCGCCAGATGTCGAAGAAGTCGGGGGGGACGTAGAACCCGCTGACCACGACGATGATGTCGGGCCAGAACTTGTAGCAGGCGTTGGTGATGCCCTCGCACGCCAGGCGCAGCGCCTCTTCGGTGGGGAACGCCTTGACGTACTCGCCGTGACGTTCGACCGCGGCGGCGTCGTAGAACTCGAGCCGGTCGTTGAGGTTGAGGTCGAGGGTTTGGACGCCGTTTTTTCGGAGGCCGCGCACCCATCCCCGGTGGACGTCCCCGACGGAGAACCACGGGCCGGGGTGCACCACCATCGCACGCATCAGAAGTAGTCCTGGCGGCCGACCGACACGTCCACCGCGGCCAGCCACACGCCAAGGTCGGGCTGCCAGCCCATCTCCCACCGCTCCGGCAGGAACCCCTCACCGGCACGCACCGCGGCGTCTACGGCCGCCGAGGAGGCCACCAGGAGCGCCTGATCGGCGGCAGCGTTGCGGTCCGTGATGTAGATGCGCAGGCGGATGATCCACATGGTCGGGTCGAACCCGCCCGGCGACAGGGTCACCGTGCACCCCGACGGGACACCAGTGGCGCCCGGCTCGTGGTCGTACACCGCCGTCACACCCGCCGTGGCGAGCGCAGTGGCCGGGGTGGTGCCGGAGGTGACCAGCAGCGCCTCGAGCTCGTCGATGGCGCCTTGGAACGTGGAACGGCTCACACCCAGGGAGCCTTCATCTCACCGTGCAGAAGCGCCGCGACCTTGTTGAGCATCCCCGGCCCCAGCAGCGGGTTGACCGGGAACTCAGTGAACGCACCGACCGTCTCAGAACCGGACGCCGCCTCCGACACCCACAGGTTGCGGAGCATCATCGCTGCGGCCTGCTTGAACTTCGGGGCGACCGCCGCGGTGTTCGCGGCACGGCCCGCCTCGTAGGTGACCAGCACGTTCCCGCGGCCGGCGGGGAACACCGCGTCGCTACCACTGGACCGGCGGCGGATCAGCCCCTCGGTCAGCTCCACGAAGTAGTTGCTGGCCGTCTTCGTGGTGTTCGTCTCGGCCGTCAAGGTGGTCGCGGCGGTGCCGTCGTACTCGGTGACAGTCGTGACAGACGACACCGGCCGCTCGAGCAGGTACACGGCGGTGCAGCCGCCGTCGTGGGCTTCGCTGGTGACGGTGCGCTGCACGATCGGGCCGCACAGCTCGTCAAGCTGCTGCGACACGGCAGACACGATGACCGCCACCCACTCATCGAAGGCATTTGAGGTCATGTCGAGGTTGAGTGCGCGCTTCGCTTCCACCATCGTCAGCACGTCGGTGGCGCCGGCGGCAAGCGGCTGGTTCGCGTGTACCTCGAAGGTGCCGTCCGCGACATCAGCAGCGGCACCGGTACCGGTCCACTTGTACGACCAGCGGCCCGCCTCGTCGACGGTGATGTTCGTCGTGTAGATGCCGGTAGCGGTCTTGGTGATGGTGGCGCCGGCGTAGGTGTAGGTGTCGGCGTTCCCGGACGGGTCGGTGACGACGAGGGTGATGGTGGTGGGGTCGGTGGCGGTGCCGTCCACGGCGAAGGCGTTGGTGAGGGTGACGGTGTCGCCGACTACGAAGCGGTCTGCCATGTGTGCTCCTTAGCCGTCTGAGACGGTGGCGGTAGATGTCGCTGCTCCCGCTACGGTCAGCGTGGACGTAGCCGCACCGGCGGCGGTGATAGTCGAGGTGGCGAACCCGGCCACGGTCGGTGTGCTGGTCGCGTTCACGTCAGGGATGACGATGGTGGCGCCGGTCCAGCTCGTCGTCGGGGTCGCCCATGTGGCAGTCGGGTCAGCCCACGTGGCACTCATGCGGACTCAGCGGCCTTGGTAGCGGCGGCGCGGACTTGGGCGAGGGTGGTGGCTTTCGACAGGTCGGCGATGAGGGTGGCGAGCGGGTCCGGTGCCGGTTCGGGCATCGGCTCGGGGACGCGGGCGTCGAGTTCGGCCTGCTCCTCCGGGGTGAGGGGCACCGCCTGCTCTGCGCCGGTGGCGCAGTCGACAACGATCCGGGTGGCGGTCATGCGCCTGCGACCCCGTAGAGCGTGAACACGGACCCGGCCTTGAAGCTGGCCGTCTCGATCGTGAACGACAGAGAACTGATGGCCGCGGTGGACCCCCATGCGCCCTGGCTCGTGCCGACCTGCGCCGTGTTGCCGTTCGCCCCATACTGCGCCGAGAACTGGCTGAAGAAGGTCTTGTTGAAGACGGTGCGGGCGTACCCCGGCAGCCACATGCGGCCCGAACCGGCGAACCCGGTAGTTCCGTTCGCACCGACCGTGTAGCCGCAATGCCACTTCGTGGTCGCCTGGGAGTCAGTGGACGCTGCACCACCCGAGTTGTGCAGCGTCATCGACCCGTAGTTGCTGGTGGTGTCGGCGTTAACCTGGCAGTAGAGCCAGGGCCACGCGCTCGCGGCCGTGCCCCTGACCACCCACTCCACAATCAGGTTCTCGTAGGTGGCCGGGATCGACGTGAAGTCCACCGACGCCGCATCCGACCCCAACACCGTCCGAGCGATCACCGACACCGCACCCGACGACAACGCATCGAACCGGGCCGCCACCGTCGCCGAACCGCCCGACGGGTCCGTCCCCAACTCCGCCTGCACAGCCTCCACCGCCACCGCCAACGCACGATGATGATCATCGTGCGGGAACGTGGCGTCGCCAAGCGCGGTGGTTGCAGCCGTCCCGTCCGACGGGACGCCGTCGGTGAGTTCGTCGAGCGACGCTGGGTATGCCATCGGTCCTCCTAGATCGGCAGGTGGCCCCATCGGGCCTGAAGGCGAGCGACGTTCTCCTGGGCGTGGGCGAACCGGCCCGGGGACTGCGACTCGAAGTGCACGACGACGCATTCAGAGGCGAACCAGACGTGCCCGCCGGCCTCACGGTGACGCAGGCAGATGTCGACGTCCTCGTACCCGTTGAGGTAGCCGTCGTCGAACCCGCCGAGGGCGTCCCAACGTTTGCGGGTGACGGCCAGGCAGGCGCCGGTGACTGCGGGGACCTCGCCGGTGGGGGCGACGGTGTGCCGGTTGAACGCCTCGAGGACACCGGAACGGCGGCGGAAGAACACTCCGGAGTGCTGCACGGTGCCGTCCGGGTAGGCCATGAGCCCGCCGACGATGCGGTCGTCGGTGACCGCGGCTTGGATGGCGTCGAGCCAGCCCGCCTGGGGGACGGTGTCGTCGTTGAGGAACACCAGCACGTCGCCAGAGGCGGCGGCTGCGCCACGGTGGCAGGTGGCCACGAACCCGTCTCGGTTGGTGTCGTGCACGAGGTGGAGGTCGGCGTCGCCGATGTGGTCGACGCACTGGCGGGCCATCTGCGAGTCAGGGTCGAGTGTGGGGACGATGACGGAGACGGTCACAGCGTCACCGGGTCGAACACGAGGTCGCCTTCGCTGCACAACGCCGCCCACTTGGCGGCCATCTCGTCGTCGGACAGCAGACCGCCCTCACGCCAGTGGGTGCCGTGCATCGGGTCGACACCGGACGCTTCCATCGCCGCCCGGCCGTGACGCAGCTTGGCGGCCATCTGCTCGAGGGAGCGGTACTGGAAGTGACGGAACGTGAGCGGGCCACGGACACGGGCCATCCAGTCCGGTCGCACGTCGTGGTTGCCCTCGTTGAGCTCGATGTCGGGGCGGGCACGGAACGCCACCTTGCACAGCGTCTGGGGCCGCTTGCGGCGCCACGGGGAGAACGGCCCATCGCCCTCACGGGTGACGATGTGGTCCCATCCTGGGGCCATGACCACGTCGGCTTTGGTGACGGCGAGCGATTCGGCGATGGTGCCGACGGTGCCGGACCACACCTCGTCGCCGTCGAACGGCAGCACCCACTCGGCGCCCATCTCGTGGGCGGCCCGGGCGAGGCCTGTCATCTTGGCGCCTTGGCGGTGGCCGAACTCATTGTCGTCGAGGATGGTGACGGGGTGGCTTTCGGCGGTCTGTTCGAGGATGGTGCGGGTGTCGTCGGTGGACATGTTGTCGGCCACGACGACCCGGTCGACGCCTTGGTTGAACAGGTGGGTGAGGACGGGGCCGATGACGTCGGCCTCGTTTCGGACCATGGTTACGGCGATGATCATGCCGCCACCCTTCGGTGGATGACCTTGGCGGGGATGCCCGCCACCGTGTATCCGTCCGGCACGTCATGGAGAACGACCGCGCCGGCACCCACGGTCACGTCATCGCCGATTGACACGAGGTTGCGGATGGTGGCGCCTACGCCGATGAACACCCGGTCGCCGATGGTGACGTCCCCGGCGATGTCGACCCCGGGGGCGATCTGGCAGTAGTCGCCGATCGTGGTGCGGGTGATGGTGCACCCGGCACCGATGTGCGTGTGGCGTCCGAGGGTGACATCGGGGCCAATGGTGGTGCCGGCGCCGATGACGACACCGAACCCGCAGGCGGCGAACCCGATGACGCTGGGGTGGCGCACGGAGTAGGGCTGGTTGCCGGGGTAGTCCCGTGCGGCCCGGGCGTGCGGGTCGGCGATGCCGATCAGGTACGAGACATCACCGGGGAGCGGTGGTCCGAGGTCGTCGTCGTGCATCGACGGGACCGCACCGGCCGCTCTGACGATGTCGGCGAGATCGCGGCCGTGGCCGCCGTTGCCAAGGATGTGGACTGTCATGCCGCCCACCCCGCTGACCCCATGCCGCCCTCGGCTCCGATGTGCGTGACCAGCGGCGGGTCGCCCTGCGCGCCCCACATGCCGAACACCCACCCGGACTGGCGCACATGCGCCGTCGCCTCCAACTCGGTGCCGCCCCACCCCTTCGGGAACAGGCCACGGCGGTGCTTGCGGAGATGCGGGTTGTAGCTGAACAGGTGACGCTGCTCACGCCACCCGTCGTGGTCGGTCCACGTCGGGATGTTGTCGGCACCCAACAGGCCGCCGTTCGCACGCTCCGCAGGGTTCAACGGCTGACGCTCCAGGCACATCTGCGCCAGGTTCGGCGTCGCCTCGAGCACGGCCCGCATGGCGTCCAGCGGCGGCTGCACGTTGAACACGAAGTCGTCCTCGGTGTCGAACACCCACTCGTCGTTGCCGAGCTGCGACCACGCCTGGGCGATGTTGGCCGACAGGCCACGCCGTTCCGCCGATGACACGACGGCCCATCCGGCGAGCTGGAACGGCGGCCAGCACCCGTCGCACGACAGGATGAACCGGTCGAACGGGGTGGGGTCAAGGGATCGCATGGCTTGGCGGAGGTAGTCCCACCGGCCGTGGGTGCGGACCAGAAGTGTGGTCATGGTGTCTCCCTGCGCTGGGGGGAATAGGAATGGATGACGGGGTGCGGGGCAGCGCAACCCCTTTAGGGAGCCCCGGGCCTTACGGCTTCCGAGACCCGCACCCCGCCAACCTCTCGGGCACCGAATGCGCTGAGGTGCGAACTGTCAGGCCGCAGGAACAAGCGTCACGTCTGGCCACTTGGCCTCGAACGCCGCACGATCCGCAGCGACCCGCTCCTGCCACCAGTCCGGGGTAGACGTCTGCGAACCGCCGTGCACATGCTCACACGCCGCGTCCGCGACCACCCCGTACCAGCCGCCCGCCCGCTCGATCTCGAGGAGCAGGTCATTGTCGGAGAACCACCACGCCATGTCCTCGTCAAACCGGAACCCGCCCGCAAGCCACTCGGCCCGCAGTGCGAACGCGAACCCGGCGAGACCACCGGTGCCGTCGTACCGGTTGGCGCAAATGCCACGCACCGGCAGAACACCCGACCCCGGCCGGTTGTCATAGTTGGCCGACACCGCCTGCGCCGACGAGGACCGAAGCCCCGCGACCAGACACTGCAAGAACAGCGGCCCCACCTTGATGTCGTTGTTCAGGAACACCACGTCCGCTAGGCCACGGTGACGGCTGATGGCCTCACCGATGCCGGCGTTCCACATCTGGGAGATACCGCCGGGGCAGTCCGACGCATCGAACACCTCGGCCACGTCCTGCGCGGCCAGCCACTCGATCATCTCCGGGTCGGTGCTGCCGTTGTCGAACAGCAGGATCTCGGTGTACCCGCCCTGCACCCGGAGCTGGGAGACGAGCGACCTGGTCAGGTGCAGGTTGTCCTTGACCGGGATGACGACGGTGACCGCCGATGAGGACGGGCGGCGCAGCATCCGGTAGTCCGCCTCGGTGAACCACACCTCTTTGCGGTGTGACGCCTTGACCCCGGTGTCGACGTGCACCTTGAACCCGTTGCGGCGGGCCCGCAGGCAGAACGACAGGTCCTCACCGAATCGGCGGTCACCGTTGGCGATCATGTCGAACCAGTGGTCACCCTCGGCGGCACGGATGGCCTCGAGGCATCGGCGGGAAATCATCACGAACGCGGCGCCGGTGGCGGCCACCTCGACCAGCGCGTCCGGCTTGTACTCGTGGGCGGTGTCGAACGCCTGCTGGTCCTCCACCCACCGGTACAACGTCGGGAACCACTCGGTGTTGACCGCCCGCTGCGCGAATGGGCCGGTGATCTTCTGCCCGAAGCACAGGCCACCCAAGATGTCGATGTTGGTGTCGTCCATCGTGGCGGCCAGCCGCTCGAACGCTTCGGGGTCCCACCCCATGTCAGAGTCGACGAACACCAGCAGCTCGGCGTCACGGTGCTCGTCGAGGAAGATGCGCACGCAGTCGTTGCGGGCACGGTCCAACTGGCCGGCACCGGACTGCGAGGCGATCATGCCGAGGCGACCGTCGTGGCTGAACATGCGGCGGTGCCGCGCCCGGTCGTAGGCCATCGACCCCATCAGGGACTGCTGGAACGAGGTGGACACCTCGCCGGGGTGGAGGTGCGCGACGACCATCTTGGACGGGCCGGGCCGGTTCACCGCCACGAGGCGGTCGACCCACTCAGGCACGGCGGGTGTTGCGCTTCTCCCCCGGGGCGGCCGTCGCCGACTCCACGTTCGGGGCACGCACCACACCACGCGGCGCCCACTCCTTGATGATGGCGGCGTCGTCCGGGTACTCGTCGTCGAGCTCCACGGACGGGTCGAGGGTGACGTCACGGCCCAGAGCCTCGACCCAGACGTTCATGTGCTGCGTTACACGGTAGATGGCCACAGTGCGCTGCCTTTCGTTGGTTGGAAGAACGAGCACGCCGACCGGGCCGGGCGGTGGGTAACCGGCCCGGTCGACGAACTCAGGGGGTGGCGATCAGGCGCCGGGGTTGACGGACAGCACGAAGTTGCTGAACGACACCACATCGGCACCGGTCCGCCAGTAGGCGTACCAGCCGCGCTTCCCGTTCGGGAGGGCGTTCCCGGCCGACACCAGGTTCGGGATGAACTCGACCGCGAGACCGATCCGGTCCGCGATCACGTACCCGTCGAAGTCGCCGTACACCATCGCCGGGTTCGTGACGGTCGACAGCGCCGTCGACATGTCGGACGCCTCGTACGAGGGCTTGCCGGCGATGTCCGTCGACACGGCCTGATCGAGGGTGACCGTCCGGTCGAAGTACGTGGCACCGAAGGCACGCACCCGGTTCTGGTAGGCCAGCGACGACACCCACGACGCGTTCGGCTGGAACCGGGGCGCCAGCGCGTTCTGCGCGTCGAGGAGGTCGGTCACGGTGAACGCCGAGTTCGTGGCGTGGGTGTCCCACAGGTCGTTGTCCGCGTACAGGCGGGTCACGATGCCGTAGGGCTGACCGGAACCGGAGCCCTTCACGAACGCGGTGGCCTCGAGGCGGTCCTTGCCGTCCTGGATGAGACGGGCCACCTCGGAGCCGAGACCCTGGATGTCCTCGAACGCCTCGATGGTCACCGGCACCGTGCCGTGCGCCTTGTGGCACGTCACCGACGGCTGACCGAAGGTGGGGGCCACGTCGGACGAGTCGCCGCCCTCGGTGGACCACGCCATCGTGACGCCGGCCGAGGTGACGCCGTTCCACACGTTCGTCATGACCGGGACGACCCGCGAGATCATGCGGAACGGGTTGTTGGCGCCGGCGTTGGTCAGGATGACCGTCGGGTCGAGGTGGGCTGGGATGAGCGCGCCACCGTTGGCGGCGGTCAGCGTCAGACCACGCTCCTCGTCCCACGCCTGGGTCTCACGGACGGCCTGCACCTCGGAGGGGGTCATCTCCCAGCCGCGACCGTTGATGAGCTTGATGACGCCCCGGCTGTACTCCTCCGAGTTGTGGCGGAGGATGTACTCGTCGAAGCGGCGCAGGTGCGGGTCGGTCGCCGACCGGCGGAGCTTGGACTCCATCTCGGTCTGCGCGTCGCCGGCGACCTGGCGGCACTCGCCGATGGCACGCAGGGCGGCCTCACGGGTGCCGACCTGACGCTGGTACTCGGCGTCGTAGGGGTCCACATCCCGGTGGAACGCAGGGGCCTCACGGGTCGCCTCGGGGCCGCTGCCACCCTCCTGGGCGGTGGGTCGCTGGCCGATGCGCTCGGCGGCGGCCAGTCGGGCCTCGTAGGCGTCAGCCTTGGCGGCGAGCTCGTCGCGCTCGGCGAGACCGGCGTCGAACCGGGCCTGGGTGTCGGCGTCCAGCGGCTCGTCGCCGGCGGCCTCGTGGATGTTCCGCAGCTCGGCGTCGATGTAGGCGATGCCGTCGCGGAGTTCGGTGAGCTTGTCACTCATGTCAGATGCTCCTTGGGAGATGAAGTTGACGGAGGACGCGGGCGCGTTCTCCGGGGGTCATCCCGTCAGGTGGTGCGCTGGCCGGCGTGTCGGGGGTGCTGCTGGGGGTAGCGGCGCTGGCCGGGTCGGGTGCCTCATCGGCGGCGCGACCGGACAGGGTGCTGAGATCGTGGAACCGGTCGGACAAGGACCGGACTGCGGCGGTGGCGTCCGCGTAGGCGGGCCACGAGACCGGCCCCCACTCGGGGACGCGTGCCTCCATGACCGTCCGTTCGGGGAGACCGTCGGGGTTGTGGTCTGAACGGCCAGGAGAGTCGACCCACTCCTCACGGATGGCGGCGAACCGGAATGACGCCCCGTACACGCCTTCCCGCAAGCCCTCGTACAGCCACTCCGGGAGGCCACGGAACAGGTCGGCCTCGTAGTAGCCGCCGGTGTCGTCCTCACGGGCCACCAGCGGCTTCGCGATCAGGACGTCACGGAGCAGGTCTGAACGGCCGTGGTTCCACATGATCTTCGCCCGGGCGCCCGACTCCTTGAGGGTCTTGGCGAACGCACCGGGGGCGATCCGCTCGAGGAACCGGCCCTCGTACAGGGAGTCAATCTCGGTCCACCGGTTGAACACCGAGAAGTGCCCGAACAGCGTCATGCGGCCATCGTCGGCGGCGCGCACCTCGAGCGGTGGGGTCGACCGGTACAGGTCGTCGCGTGGGACTTGCATCAGGCACCTGCCTCCGTGTTGGGTGCGCTGGCCCCATTGGTCGTAGCGTTGGGGTTCTCCAACGCGGTCGGGTCGTACAAGGTCGTCGGGATGCCGCCACCGTGAACCAGCAGCGACAGGTCACCGGCCACAACCGCCGCGACCGCACTGTCCGGCTCGAACCCGGCGCGCACGAACGTGTCGATACTGCGGGCGTCGAGCCCCTGGATCTCGGCGGCGTCTTTCTGGTCCTCCCGCAAGAACGGCATGTCGCGGGTGTCGTGCGTCAACACCGCACCCGACGGCGGGGTCAGCAGACGCCGCAACGACGACGACGCAGACGACCACAGGTGCTCCACCGTCACATCTGAGAACCGTCGGCGCGCCTGCGAGTAGTTGCTGTACGTGGCCGCCTGCAAACCCTCCGACAGACCCACCAGGACCGGGGGGACGCCACCCGCCGCGGCTATGCGGGTCTCACCCGCGCCCTGCGTCGCCTTGAACGACATCTGCTCGAACGACTGGCCCACCACCTGGGCATCCGCACCGCCGCCGAGAAACAGCGTCTTGTAGGCGTTGGCGACCCCCTCCGACTCCTCCCGCATCAGCTCCCGGTACCGCTTGAACTCCTCGAAGCTGACCGCCTTGTCGACCGTCACCACCATGTTCGGGGTGGCGCCCTGCTCGAAAAACTTCTGCTTGTGGTTGGTGGCAGCGTTGTCGCCCTCCACCTCACGCAGAATCGGCGTCAGCCACGACATGCCACGCCACGTCGCCAACGGGTCAGGGATCGGCGCGTAGTGGCACATCTCGTCCGCGAAGATGAACACCGGTCGCTTCGCCTTCGCCGACCCGCCCGGCCAGTAGTGATAGCCGATGAGCTCGGCCGTGATCTCGTTCTCGTCCTCGGCGCCGTCCTCACGGGAGCCCCGCAGGATAGTCACCCAGTCGGGCCGCAGCACCTTCACCTGACCGTTGTTCGTCGTCGCGTAGAAGTTGCCGGCGTTCGTAACCCGCTGCTCCATCCTCGCCAGCAGGTCCGACGTCGACCCACCCGGCCACGGCTGCTCGAGGATGCGCAACGACGGGTCACCGAACATGTCGCCGCGACGGCCGTTCTCGTACCGCACGTACTGGAACCGGGCCTGACTGAACACCTGCATTCGCACCAGCGCCGTGGCGAACACGGGGCCGTTCGCCTGGTAGATGCCGTTCACGTACCCGGCAAAGCTGTTCGGAATCGGCTCGGAGTTCGAGTCGCCGTAGGTGGTGTTGAGACCCAGCGGGTACCGATGGCCGTCGAACCCGAATGTCGAGTCGACGACCAGTTGCGCCAGCGCCGACAGGCTCAGGCGCTCCTCGCCGGACGTGTTGGCGGTGCGGCGTGTCAGTGCGTCAATCCTGCGCATCCGGCACCTCCGCCAGCAACCACCAGAGAACAACGACCGCCGCACCGGCGACGATCAGACCGGCCGGGACCGACACCAGTGCGACACCGGCGACCACCAGCACGGCGGCGAGGAACAACGGCCAGTGGCGCTTCACACGAACGCACCGAACGGGGTCAGGCCCGGCTCGGGGCCGACCGTCGCCCGGTCATGGGCAACCACCGCGCACACGGCGAGGTCGATCTTGCGGGGCGACATCTTGTGTTCCTTCACGATGCGTGGCCCCTTCCCGTCCGTCTTCAGGACGCAATGGTCGATGTGGCGAGCGAGGCGGGCGTCGCCGTCGTGGGTGACCTTCTGCTCCATCACTGCGTCGTAGAACTTGGCGCACGCCGGGACCATCCGGGCCGGCGACGACGTGTTCCACTCCACGATCGGCCAGCCCTCTTCCTCGAGCGCTTCCATAGACCGCGACCACCGGTACGGGTCACAGTCGACCTCACGCACCCGCCACCGACCACAAGCCCGGCGGATGGCGTCCTCCACCTCAGAGATCGGTACTCGCCAGTCAGGGTCGTCACTGTCGGCCTTCTCCCACGCCTCGATCACGAACAGGTGCGGGTCGGACGTCGTGCACCCCACCAGCGCCGTCGAGTCACCCGAGTACGACCCGTCGAACCCGACCGTGATCTCCTCGCCGTCGGCCACCGTGCGATCCGGGTCGTGGCACGCTTCCCACGCACCCTGCGGCAACCAGGCACTGCGCGAGCTCACCCACTGGTTGAGGCGCTTCGTGCGGAACTCGTTCTCCGGGGTCGTCCGAGCCGACGTCTCGAAGTCCTCGACGAACAGGAAGTCGCCTAGCGCCGGGTTCGCTTCCGTCCACACGTCGGTGTCACGCCAGTCGGCCTCAGCGCCGGCGGCAGGCTCCCACCACCGGAAGAAGAAGCTGGGGTCGTCCACCTCACCCGACTGCACCTGCTTGCCGTACTGGTACAGCCGGTAACACAGGCTGTCGCCGCCGGTGGAGTCGGAGCGCACACCAGCCGTCGTGATGCCCAAGATGAGCGGCTGTCGGCGGGTGCCCGACCCCAACGTCATCACGTTCCACAGGTCGTCGTTCGGCTGAACGTGCACCTCGTCGAACAGCACCAACGACGGGTTCAGCCCCTCCTTGGTGTACGCCTCGGCGGACAGGACCCGGTACACCGCACCGGTCGCCTGGTACTCGATGGCGTCCCGGTACACCTTGACCGCAGCGGCCAGCTCCGGTTCGAGCTCGACCATGCGCTTCGCCATCCCGAACACGATTCGGGCCTGGTCACGGTCACCGGCGCACGAGTAGATCTCTGCGCCCGGCTCGTCGTCCGCGATCAGCCCCCACAGGGCGATGCCCGCACCTAACGCCGACTTGCCGTTCTTGCGGGGCAGGCCGATCAGACCTCGGCGGTGCTTGCGGAAGCCGTCGTCACGCAACACGAACAGGTCGTCGAGGAGGTCAGACTGCCAGTCACGCAGCTTGAGGTAGTCGCCGGCGTCCACGCCCTTCGTGTTCCGGCACAGGCTCTGAATGAAGTCAGCGACCCACGGGCCGTCAGTCGCCGGCGGCTTTGCGGCGGTGCGCGATCTCGTCAAGCTTGGACCTCGCTGTCACTTCGGCCAAGCCGAGACGGGCACGCTCACCGGGGGTGAACCCGCAGTCCGAGGCCGCCGCCTGGATCTGCTTCATGGCGGCCAGCACATCGGCCGGCTTCGACTGTGGGTTGTTGCGCAGCTCGACGTAGAACGACATCGCCTCACGCAGCAGCACCACGGCCACGGCGTCGGACTCGGCGAGCCAGTGCCCGGCGGCCAGGCTGCGTTCAATGGCCTGTTCAACGGTGAGCTCGGACACCGACCCGTCGACAGGGGCCACCGCCTTGAGCGGGGACTTCTCGGGGAGGGCCCGCTTGCCGGGGTTGCCTCGCCGGCGCTTGACTTCGGTAGGGGTCGGCGGTCTGCCGCCGCTGCCCTTGCGGGGTCCGGGCAAAGTTCAACCTCGATTCAACTTCCGCGGCGCCGTGTCCCTGCA